AGTAGCGATTGCAACTCCTGAGTGGGCAATGGATATGGATAAGATGTTTACTATCTTAGAAGAATTAATCCAACAAGTTGCAGATTTAACATCAGGCACCGCAACATTTGCGACTGGCGTAGGTCCAACTGGACCGGCTACTAATGTAGCTGATTTACAATCCCTATTAATAGATTTACAAATGATGGCCGGTGGTGAAAATGCAGGCGATGGTTCATCTGCCGCAGCAGCATTATGGGCCGGTGGTGAATCCCCATCAACAGCAGAAGATTCAACTGAAGAAGAAACTGAAGATGAAGAGGAAGATCCAATAGAAGATCCCGAACACGCAGCAGTACCACATTTCCCGGTATCATCTATGACAATAAGTTCAGCTGGTGTTGATTTTATAAAACTAAAAGAGGGATTTGAAGATCACGCATACCAAGATTCAGTTGGGGTGTGGACTATAGGATATGGTACTACCGCAGCAGCATTGGGTAGGGAGATAGGTCATAATGAAACAATAACTGCAGCTAAAGCAACACAATATCTATTAGAACATTTAGAAAAATCATATACAAAAACGGTCAAACGTTATGTTAAATCCACCGTAACTCAAGGAGAATTCGATGCTATGGTTTCATTTGTTTATAACTTAGGATCTGGGAATTTCTCAACATCGACATTATTAAAGAAATTCAATAGTGGTGATCATTTTGGTGCATCTATGGAATTTTTAAAGTGGGATAAGGCCGGTGGTAAGCAGTTAGCTGGACTTACCAAACGCCGAAAAGAAGAACAGGATATATTTTTAGCATAATTAATTAAACGTAATCATCATTGAGGGTAATATAATATGGCAGTACAATGGCCTACATTCCAATCAACAGTAGCACCTTGGTTGGATAGCACAGTAGAAAAAACGGAATCTGATACAGCAGGTATTATTGCAGATGCATATGGTATCGCAATTAAATCTGCTATGATTACAGTAATACCGGGTTCTACGATTATTTCTACACCACCGACTACTGGAATTGAAAATGCTATATTAGATACATTTAATCAGATAAAGGATTCAGAGAAACCACCCACACCACCGATGTTCCTAAGTTGGGCAGCAGAAACAGTTTTGTTTTGGCAATCAGTTCAATGGAGTCCGTTACCACCCCCACCGGGATATGTATCACCTACATCGGGAGTTACAGTATTGACTGGGGGAACTCCATCACCATTAGATGTAGGGTTATACAATGCATTCAACCACCCGGCAGCTAACGTTCCAATGGGGAATGTTATTTGTGGTAAATTGATATCAGCATTCACAAATCATCTACTAACTGTACAGGGTTTGTACAACGGATTAATCCCATCAGTACCATCACCAATACCAGGCCCACCTTTTCCGTGGGTAGGACTAGTGTAAAACAAAAGTTTTTAATATTTATATAAAAGAAAAAGTAATGAAACCAAAAGAATTAGCACAACTATTAGAATTGATAGTAAGAAAGGTAGTAAGAGAAGAAATGAAACCACTTTTAAAAGAGGTTAGAAAATCATCTAAGCCAATTATCAAAGAGGCTCGTAGACCTAAGCAAATACAAAAAATCAAAGAGATAGATCCATTAGATGTATCTCATATATTAAATGCAGACCGAATTAAAACAAAGACAACTACTAAGGAATACACAAGTAACCCTATGTTGAATTCTATATTAAACGAAACAGCCAATGATGGTGAGTGGAAAACTATGGATGGTCAATTCGGTGCTGGGCAAGCGCAAGGATTTAATAGAGCTGGAATGGCTGATGCACTCGGATATGGGAATGGTCAATCGAATATGATGCCAACTACGGATATCGATGGTAAGCCGGTTGATACTAATAACGAACAAGTTGCCGCAGTAGGGGTAGCATTAACAAAAGATTATTCAGCATTAATGAAAGCAATAAAAGTTAAGAAGGGAAGGTAACTGATGGCTAAACGTAAAGAATATAGATATAACCCAGTAGATTTTAAAAAGGATGTAGCCATTGGAATTACATTACCATTTGGGAAGATAAATGGGTTGTTTAAACAGAGTTATACAACAGAAGAACAATCAATTTCTAATTTAAAAAATCTACTATTAACTCGAAAAGGTGAACGACCGTTCCAACCTGAATTCGGTTCTGATATATATTCATTAATGTTTGAACCAATTGAGTCCGGATTTGATGATTCTTTACAAACTTCCTTGAGAAATGATATAAAATATTGGTTACCCTACATAGTTATTAATGACATTATTGTTGATTCTGTACCCGATAGAAATTACGTAAGTATATCATTAACATTTAAAGTTACACTTGATGGTGCGAACCAACAAATAATATTATTCTTAGATTCAGCAGGAGTTGGTACAATCCAATAACAGGTAAACATTATGGCAAAAGCAAATAAAACAGATATAATCCAAAAGGATGTATCCTTAATCGGAAAGGATTTCGGAGAGCTCAGAAAAACATTAATAGATTTTTCTAAGAACTATTTCCCAAATACACATACTGATTTCAATGAATCATCTCCAGGGATGATGTTCATTGAAATGGCATCGTATGTGGGTGATGTACTTTCATTCTATACTGATACTCAATTAAGAGAATCATTACTACATACCGCAGAAGAAAAAGAAAACCTATTTAACTTATCAGCAGCATATGGTTACAAACCAAAGAATGTAGCACCCGCATCAACAACAATTGATGTGTTTCAATTAGTACCATCAATTGGTACTGGTGATAATGTTAGACCGGATTACACATATGCAATGATAGTTTCAGCAGGAATGCGAATCGGCTCTACTGATTTCCAAAACGTACAATTCAATACTGTAACGCAAGTTAATTTTGGATTTTCATCATCGTTTGACCCAACGGAAGTATCGGTATATCAGATTGATGAGAATACAAACACTCCTGTATATTATCTTTTAAAGAAAAAGGTAAAAGCTTCAAGTGGATTAACCAAACGGGCTAAATACACATTCGGATCTCCGAAGATTTATGATAAGATAAAAATAGTCGATCCTAATATAATTAGAATAACCGGCATAACGGATTCGGATGGTGATAATTGGACTAGTGTTCCATTCTTAGCACAAGATACTGTATTTGAACAAATTGAAAACAATGTAGATAACTCATCGGGTTTAAACCAATATAAAGGTGATACTCCATTTTTGTTATCATTGAATCGAGTTCCTAAACGATTTATAACTAGATTTGAAGATGAGCAGACTTTAGTTATTCAATTTGGAGCAGGTATATCATCAAACGCAGATGAGGAGATTATCCCAAATCCCGATAACGTAGGTTCGGCATTATATAACACCGTTGGTGATATCGATCAAGGTGTCGACCCATCAAACTTCCTATACACAAAAGCATATGGAGTAGCACCATCCAATACATCACTAATAGTATCATATTTAGTTGGTAATGGGGTAATAGATAATGTCCCAGCGAAGGATTTAGTAAACATAGTTGGTTCAACCATTACAGTTGCAAATGAAATTAATTTAGATGCGGGTTTATTAAGATTTATAAAAGGCTCATTAGCAGTATCAAATCCAGAAGCAGCAATCGGTGGAAGAAGTGAAGAATCAATGGATGAAATTCGTAACAACGCAATGGCGTGGTTCGCAGCTCAAAACAGAACGGTTACTAGAGACGATTATGTAATGAGATGTTACGCACTACCACCACAATTTGGTTCGGTAGCAAAAGCATATTTAGCACAAGATTATCAAATAGAAAATAAAAAAGTTGATGGAACTACCATCTCATCAGAAATACCAAATCCATTAGCATTGAATTTATACACATTAGGATTTAACAATCTAAAAGAATGTGTTCCATTAAACAACGCAACGAAAACAAATCTTCTAAATTACATATCGTATTATAGAATGTTAACAGATGCAGTTAATATTAAAGATGCACATATTGTTAACATTGGTCTTGATTTTGAAATAATAGTACTACCTGAATACAATTCAAATGTAGTTCTATTAAAATGTATAGCAGAATTAAAAGATTATTTTAATATTGATAATTGGAGAATAAGTGAACCGATATATCTATCTAAAATTTATGTATTATTAGATGGTGTTGAG